TTCGTACGATTTTGGCTTACCCTTAATTGCATTTGGCTCACCGTTGATAGATGACCAAGTTGGAGTTGGGATAGTGCCAGCCTCATTTGTGTACCGTACACCGATCTGCCGTAAGGAAGGCGATGTATAGAAAGGGATGTCCTTGATAGCATTCCATGTCTGGTGCAAAGACATGGTGATCTCTTTTACAAGAGGATCGTTAGAAAGGACAGCTTGATCTGCGAGTGTAAGTGCACCGTTGAAATCGATAGCCATTGCTTACTCCTACCGAATGCCTAGTAATCTAGTGATTCCAGATAAACGGTTCTGTTGATTGTTTTGCTGTGGTGGTACAACTGCGCCAGCTGAATCCCCACTGCCAATAGGTGTCGGAGTAGTCTGCTGATTAGTTACCATGTCTACTAACTGTGGTACTAACGATTCTACTAACCCCGTAACCTGACGATGTACGGCTGCTGCAGCATCTAAAGGACTTACGCCTTGCTGGATAAGACTATCCATTACGTCTTGCGCTCGACTGGCGTAAGGGTATTGCTGCAATGCCTGTTCACGTTGTTGAGCCACCATATAGGAGTTCATCTGACCAACTACTTGGTCATAACGCATCTTCTGTATTTCGGCTTCGGCTTGTACGCGAGCTAACTCAGGATCCATGTAGCTATTTGAAACTTCACGGTCCCAGCGCTCGCGTATTTGATTTTCCTGAGCTTCCTGTTGCTGTCTTTCATATGCTTTTTGCACTTCAGCAGCTGACTGAAAACCCGATTCCTCAAATTGCCGTATCACATCAGCCCATTTGGAGTACGCTTCCTGCGCAGCTCGGAGCTGTTTTGCTTCATCGTTTACTTCTTTGAAGCGTTCATATGGTACATTTCCCGGTTGTTTTTCCGGTAATGCACTATCTAGTAAATGTTTCTTTACTCGTTCTTGTATTGAACTTTGATCGAAAACACTTTCAGTTGTTTGCGCAGCGGAACTATTGCTATCTGTGGATGTGTTTAACGCCTCATTTCCACTTTCGTTAGGACTGGCGCTTTCTCTAACGAAATCAATCAGTGCTCCACCAACATTGCCCGTTGCCGCTGCTGGCGAATCAGCGGTTCGTGTCACCATCTCGTCGGACATTTATACTATACCTTTACTTTTTTAAAACATGCCAGTCGGTGCTGGCGGTTGCGCACCCGATTGTGGCAACGTTGGTTGCATTGACTGCTGAGGCATAGATAGCTGTTGCTGTTCACCCATAACATTCATAGGTTCTTCAGGTTCCATCATTTGCGTCTTACCAAGTTCAGTCATTGCGTATTCTTCGTTTTGTTGTGCGTCAATACCAGCCTTGGCAGCATGCAGTGATATATCTGCTTCCAACTTAGCCTGAATAACGGCTTGTTGTTTCTGTACTTCCAATTGAACTTTCATTTGTTCTACTTCTGGATTAAACTGCTCTTGTTTGGCCTGTGCTTCCATAGCAGCTTGTTGTTGCATCATGGCTGCCTGTTGTTGTTGCATCATAGCCATCTTCTGTGCTTGTTGATCAAGATGCTGATAAATGCGTGACGCATGTGGAATGTTAGCTAACTCAATAAACAGCCTATTGGTATCCGGATCTGTTGGGTCACCAAAAACACCCATTTGTCGCAACGCAGCTAGTTTCTGCAGTTTTTGATCAGGGCTATCATCCATTGATGAACCGGGGATATAAACAATTCGATACTGCCCACCAGATCGCAATGCATCAAATCGCATAATTCCTTGTTGGATTTGATCCTGTGGAAGCATTTTGCCCTGTATGTTTCCAACAAATGGAACTATAGCAAACTGCTCAATAAGCGCAACTTCCCATTCTTTAATCTTAGATGCACTTATCTCAATATCCGCTCGAATAAAACTATGCTGTGTATTATCGGACCTTTGTAATAACCGCACAGATTCAGCAGGTGTACCTGCACTGGCTTGTCCTTGGCTGACATCATGAAGTCCAGCGACATCCATCATGTCTTTTTCTAACATCTGCAATAATGGGAATAAGTCTGAACCGATACCCGGAGCACGTTGTATCGCTGGTGGATGTGAACCACGTTTGTAATTTATGCGACGATAAATACGGTTCTTGTCATCAACGCTGTCACTGCTATTGTCATATGCATCTGCTCCAACACCACTTAGGTTCTCAACTAATATGTAATCTTTTTGGCTTTCAAATTGCTCAATAAGTCTTGAGTAAACACGGTTATATGTCAGTTGAAGTGAACACAAATCCCACCCTAAACTGTATCCATATGGAGTGCCAGATCTAGGTTGCCATCGTAATGGTATGAATGGAAAACTATCATTCTTTTTATATGGCCATGGTCCAGCATAAAGCAAACAACTGTTCGTGCTAACTATATAACGACCATTAGGATAAAGCGCAGTTGGTCGCTCCCAGTATTCATAAACAATTGCAGCTTGTCTTTTAGTATCAGTGTTTCCAAGATGACTTGGTGATGGTGGTACCCAACCACGCCCATTACCATTTGTGCCATCCAAGTATGTTTCTACATATCCAGCATTTGCACCTGTTTGCCCATCTGGTTTAACTAACTTGCCATCTTCTCCATATTTATCAACAAACCATGACAACGGTTTCACGGATGCATGAATCATCCAGCGAACATCAGAGTCACGTTTAGCTGTAGGATCAACATATACGTCAAATGCTGGCAAAATTTGTTCTACAACATCTCCAACTCGCATTGATGTATGACCCACAACCTCAGTGCCAGATGCATCCATTTGTGGAACAATCTGTTGTTGGCTTGCATCCCAGAATATTTTTAAATACGACGTTCCACACACACACGCCCAACGAACGCGTTCCTTAGTTTGCGTTTCTCGGTCAAACTTACGATTGTAGTGATTAACAATAAAGTTAGCCTCATCAGATGCTGCTAAATCCACTGGATTTGCACTGATTGGAACTGCATTTGAATCTGGTGAACACTGGGTTAATTTACCAACAACGCCATCGATTAATGGCCTCATCTTATTAACAGTCATGTATCTATTTGGTTCATTTTCATTTTGAAGACTTTCTAAATTACGAGCCTGACTGTTAATTCTAAACCACTGACGTCCCTCAAAAAACGCTACAGCCATGACCCACTCAAGCTCCATTTCTTGTCTTGAGCGGTAAGCTAAATCAAATTGCGTTTTTATGAACGCCGTTATTTTCTTAGCTTCTTCTGGCTGATCTTTTGGTATTACACGCCAATCTTTTGGCGCTAGATCAATATTTAAGTTTTGTGGATTTTCCTTGTTTCCATTTTGTAACTCAAAACTACCCGGCATGCCCACAGCTGCTGGCTTACTAAATGCAGAAACTTTAGGCTGTTGTTGAAACAATGTCTTAGTTAGCGCACCGCGCATTAAATTGTTAATATCGACCGACATTGTTAGATCCACCTTTCATTAGAGACAATTTTCTGTACAAGCAATCTTTCCTCACGTATGATACGGAGATTATTTACAATCCCATACATTAAAATTGTTTGAGCAATTACACATAATGTACACACTACACCACAAATGATAATGAAAACTGTCATACCCACTTGTTATTATCCTTCTTCTTCATCCACGTTGGTATATATTTTTCGTTGGCTGGCATTTTGTCGTCTAATTCTGGACATTTAACAGGATACTCACGCCACATTACACCGTATCTAAAACTATCAATAGCGTGATCATTTTTAGTACCGCTATCAATATCTTCTGGATCACGTGGATGTGACATAGTGTTGGCTAGTTGCTTAATAAGATTTGGACAAGCGCTACGGACAATTTGCAACTTTGGTTTAGGTACACCATTAACTACATCTGTTGCACTGATCCATTCTTTAACCCGCCTCCATCCAACTTTTCGGTCTTTTACTGCCCTTACTGCTGGTAAGCCACGCTCCCACCAAACTTCTACTGGATACTCACCAATTCGTTCCTCTGCTTTCATTGGTGGAAACGTATTTGCCCAGTCAAATGCTATTGCCTCTAATTTTGTGTTCCATAATCCATCTCGGACTTTTGTGTTTGCAGGTGTTGCTAATTGTCTTTGCTCCAATAATTCAAGACACTTTTCGGCTTGCTTACTGCTTACTAGTCCTGCTTCATACATTTCACCTATAACATATACGTTTTCACGGTCGTCACTTGCATATAACAAAAAACACGCAGGTGCCCCGGTTCCAAAATCGTGACTAGCCCACATTCTCCACCAAGGTTGTATTTCGACGTGATCTACTACATGCCATGGTTTACCTTCGGAATTGTATTCCCGGAAATCAGGGAAGAATAGTCCTCCGACACCAACCTCATGCTGACATTCACGTAAAAATGAGAGTAGTCCGTATGTATCAATTTCGTGCTGGCAAACTTCTATTGTCTTGTGTTGCCATGTTGGAGTCCCACCTATAATGCGGTACCCCATACGGCCATCGTCGCGTTCATATGTTGTGTATTCAAGGTCTTGAACTGCAGGCACAATAGGCGACTGTATACGATCCTGTAACATGTCTAAATCACCACTTAACACCTGTGACATTACAGAATTTGCATGGATTCTATTCTGCACAAACACCACAGCACAATCCGTACTTTTAGCTGGCAAAATAGTTTGAGTAATAGTCCTAATTTTTTTATCAACACCATTGACGGAGTCATCAAGTTGATCAATGTCGTCCAAGATAATCATATCCGGGCGTAAGTGATCTAGTTTCACACCACGAGCGCCGGTATCTAAACCAAATGCAAGTACATTAAAACCATTGGCAGTACGTAACTTAGACGCACTCCAACCTTTAGAGAAACCGTACTTGTTAACTGCTCTTTCAATACCACATCGCTCCATGGCTGTGGCAATATCTTGCACGTGTCTATCTGCCATGTCTTGCGTTGCGCATACGTATACTGCAAATCGCCGTGTAGCCTTTACAGCTAATCTACTTACAATGAGTTCCATTGTGGTACTTTTGCCACCACCACGAAACCAGCATTCAATTAGCGCAGGACCAAATTTGCCCGGTGCAATATCTTCTGCCCACTGCCAAGCACGATGATGATGTTCAGCTAATGTTGATGATGCTGCATGAGGTGCATATACACGCAACCAATCTTCATAATGCATGTCATGTCCGGGTAATGCTGTTGCTAAACCGCTATCGTAATCACCTAGTTCAATAGCCTGATCAATCTCTGATTGCAATGCTTCCAGCAATGCAACTGTCAATGGCTTTGTTGGTTTAACAAATTTGCGGAATGCTCTAGGAGTTGACCGTGTCGATACTTGGTTCTTCATTGATTATTTCGGCATCCTGTATATCATCATCTTGCTGGTATTGTCGCAGTAATTTGCCAAAGCCTAGTTTAATTGCTTGTAACTGCCCGGCATCATGCACACAATCTTTTACCACTTTTAAAATCTGCATTGCTAAACTGTATGCCTGATCAACTTCTAATGTATATGCTTTTGTATGTAACATACGCGCTTCTGCTTCAACTATATCTGTTCGCTTATCGATTAATGCAATGACATCTTCGCTTGCACGATAAATATCAATGCCGTCATCAACCATTTTTCCTAATGCTTTAAAAGCTTTATCAAATTCCGGTGTGCCAACAGTTGCTTTACAGACCTGCATTTGGTCTTTGATTTGTTCGTAATGCTCAACGGATATACCGTTACTAGCTGCTTCTGCACGAACATCCATCAATGCTGTCAAGTACGCAGCATCATCTTTTAAACTAAAAAGGTCTGGGTCATCTCTTAATTCATCAATGCGATGCAATAACTTTGGTGCCACTGATGCAAATCTGCGACGTTGTTTAGACCATAGCCCAGTCCTAAACGCAGGGCTATCTGTTCCCTCTAACGTTTTACCTCCATGGTGAATACAGTAATCTCGTCCCTTAACTGCCGTAACTCCACATGGGTCACCATTTGCGTTTTTACCGTGACATAATTTTACAATTGCACCATTTGGTAATTTGCGAACATGCTCGTCTGTATTTGTCATTTTACTGGAAGTGCCCTACCACCTGTGCCTCTACCTTTACTACTAGGATTAGTATCTACTAAAAACTTATCGTTTAATAATGCATTTGCAAAAACATTACGCACATACTGCTCAGGATCGGCAACTGATCCTTGTACCTCTCTAGCAAATGGCAATATAGTTTTATGCTTTGCTGTGACTGCGCTAGATACTTTATTTAAAACGTTTGCTTTTTTCTTTTGATCTTTAGAGTTACTTGTAGGTTGATATGTATAATTTTCATCTGGAACAGGTGTGTTTGGATCTTTTAAACGCATTAAATGATATAGCAACTCATCCTCAGTCAATGTATCTTCTTGCCGATCTATTTGTGTTCGTAAATTTTTTACAAATGGTGTACGTCCAATATTTGCTTTAGCACCCATTTCCATTGCTTGAGGTATTGCTGGTAGTCCAAAGAATGAACTAGGCGGTAGTATTTTTCCCATTTGATACATTATTTCGGCTGGACTTACGTTGCCAAGTGCTTCATAAGGTTTTGTATAGTACTTACCTACAACAGATGCAATATGTGGATTAAATTGGTCCGTAACAGCATTTGCTGCTCCTGACATTTTTCCGTCTTTTCCTGCACGTGCCATCAAATAATCTTTACCTGCATTTACGCCAAGCATTGACATTGCATATCCTAATGCTATAGCTCGATCTTTTTCATCAACATCTTGATCCAATAATTTCAATAATGGAATAATTTGATCGATATACATTGGCGCTTCGCCGTAAACTCTCCCTGCACCACGCACGAAGCCTTTTTTGCTACGTCCAGCTGCTTCCTGCAACCCAACATTGGCAGCATAAGCTGCATCATGATTACCAAATGCTTTCGCACCTTCAACAAGCGCAGTTATTGGATCACGTTGAATACGTTCATTAGCACGTGCCCGTCTAGTGCCAGCAATCATTTGTTGCTGTATTTCAGCTGGCGTCAACTTTCTATCTGGCATATTAGTTGCCTCCGCGTCGTTGTGTTAATCCATAAAAACCTAACACACCCATACCAGCCCCTCCAATTCGTTTTGCAGCCGCAGCTTTGTTTGAACGTGGTTTAGGTGCTGGAGGCACAGGAGTTGGCGCTTCAGGAGCCGCTGGTGGAGGAGTCGGACGTCTTGGCTCCAATCTTAACGGGAGTTCTGGTGATAACTGCCCTCTTCGACTATCAGTTGTTGTGCGTGGATTTCTTCTAATAGGAGTACCACCGGGAACTTTCTTGATGGTATCTGAGCGTCGAGCAATTTCAATATCTCTTGCGGTTGCCGACTTGCGCGTTACAGCATCCGATGTTATTGCATCGGAATCAAATTGCTTAGAATCAACAGCTGATCTTACTTTTCTAATTTCCTCGGCAGTGCCATTAAATGTTACCCAGCCCTTTTTAGGTATATAGGCTGTGTAATACGTGCTTTGTGTTCTAGCACGTTCAGCAGCTTCTGCTTGACTTTTTGTTTTATTAGCTTCAAGTCTGCGCTGTCGTTCCGCATCATCTCTAGCTTGTTTCTCCTCTGGGGTAATTGTGGCTGCATTACCTCGCCTAATATTGCCCCTAATGTTTTCTTCTGCCATATCTGGAGCAACTTCGGACGCATATGTCGCAATATTCGCTCGTGCTTGTTTGTGAACAGCAACCTGTGTTTCCATATCGTCACGAATATATGCGTCGATCCATTGGTCTAAATTACGTAATGTTATTTGACCTTCTGGTGTAGACTCATCTACATATGGAAAATGTTTAAGGACTTGCCGAGTTACCAGTCGTTTTGTTGGTTCTAAATCAGCCTCAGCATCCAGAATTTCGTTTCGTGCTTCTAATTCATTAACAACATTGCGAGCTGTTGCAGTTACACCATGCCATGTAGTATCAAAATCTCTATAGATAAGTCCCTTTACATTTGTCACTTCATCTCGTTCAACATTTTCAACAGCACGTTCATCAACTCCACGTACTCGCCCACGCGAATTAGTTGCATTCATTGCCCATGTAACACGTGGTGATGGAGCAGTTGCTGCATTACTTGAATACGTATTTAGCCAACCTAAAAGTTGTTTACCTTTATACGGATTCATACGTGTTAAATATTTTTGAAAATCGGCAAATGTAAAACGTCCGCTTTCATCTACAGGTATTCCTGTTATTTCCGAAAATGATGAACCACGCTCGTCCATATCTGGAGCATCTTTAATAAGACCCATAATGTCACGAGCAAATCCATTGATTTGTAATCTGACATAGTTATCATCTACACCTACAGATGTTGTGTCCGTATTTGCACTCAGAAGCGCCGACGTGGTGCTTAAAACTCTTGCATCAATTGGTTTACGACGAACAACTGGTCTACCAGCCACATCTAATACTGGAACCCATTTACCATCTTTTCGTTCAAGGACGGGTGTTTTTACATCGCCTTTTTCACTGCCATATATTGGTTTTGTCTGTATAGGATTACCGTCAACATCTTCTGCAAAACCAACAATTTTAGATCCACCAGTAACTACTGTGCGATTGGTTGCTGAGAAGTATTTATTAATATCTACTCCGGGTTTACCAGATACCCATGCGCCGATCATGTCAATTGCTTGTGCAGTCCGACCTTGACCTGTTAATGCCTTAATAGGTTGACCGTAATCAATTTCGCCACCTTTATTGCGAAATAAAACACCGCGATTAGTGCCAACTTCTATGCCTGATTCTAACTCTGCCCTAACCTGATCTCTTGCATCTGTTAACGATGACAACAATATTTTTGCATTGCCTAATTTGTCACTCGCAACAACACCGCTGTCTATGTTTTTTTGCAATTCATATATTGCGACATCTAATGTTCGGACAGATTCATCCCAGCTATCATCCGGAACATAATGCATCTTGTCATCGACATTAGGAGTTATAAAATGAACGATGTCTTCCGTATAACGAGTTAATTCACTCATTTTCAAATCTTCTGGTGAATTAACAAATGCATTATATGTAGACTTAACATCTTCAGCTCCAACAGGTAACCCTAATAATGCTGGAGGAATTCCGTACATACCAGCTAATCCAGCAATTACTGGTCGCCCAGAACCTAGACCACTGTTGGATTCAGATCGTCGTTTTTCTGCATATAAAGTTTTAATCTGGCGAGCACGATAAGCTTCAATGCGTTGTCGTCGCGCACCACCAAAGCCTGTCATCTCATATATTGGTGCAGTGTAGGGATCTTTAAATGTACTAGGTTGCTCACCATAAATACCCAGATCTGTAGTATATTCTGGACCAAAAATAAGACGTAATTGATCGTCACTTGCATATGGAGCCAATGCTCTAGCAGCACCCTCTGGATCATTAGCCCCCATGCGCTGATTAACAATATTTGATGCTGCAACAAATTCACCTTCACGCCCTTTGTAATTAAAATCAAAGAGGTTATTTATAAAACTCTTTCCAGAATAACTTCCAGCTGCTGTTTTTAATAAAGCGTCTCTGGCTGGACTAGGAGCCATGTCAATGACTTTACCAATGTTTTCATCAGCAATCGGAATTAAACTAGCAATGTTGCGTTGCATATGTCGCACCCACGGTGGTTTGATTGATGTATCCCAATCTCCATCCATCAATGCTGGTTTAAGAAAATCCATCACTAAAATATTTTTTGCTGATAATGCAGGTGCAAGATTTTTACCTGATTGAAAATCTTTTAGCACGGCAGCGCCACTGGTTTTTACTAGCTCTGCAGCATACGCGTCGCGAACTTGTATCTGATCATATTTTTTTGCAATATCACCAGCAACACCGCGCTTAAAATATTTTTCAAAGCCGGGTGTTTGTCCTAACAAATCTTCAAAATCAATGTCAGCTTTATCGACTGTTGGAATACCTACAGCTGCTAATCGTTGATTGCCAAAATATCGTTGAGCTTGTGCTTGCTGTGATGATCCTTCATCAGCACGAATTCCAAGCATAAAACCTAATCCACCACGAGCAACACGTTGTTTTGCACTACCTGATGAATTTTCAGCCAAACTAATAGTGTGTTGTAATGCTTTAAAACCAGTTGAATTAATAATATTGTCTATTTGCAATGTCAGTTGATCATACTGGTCTTTTACATATTGTGAGACACCTTTAAGGTTTTTGCCCTGCGATTTCAGTTCTTCACGAACCTGATCCATAGTTGCACCAGATGTTCCACGTAATGCCTGAGCTATTGGATCATTTTGGATTAATGGCAATGTCTCCATGACGGCATTTACATCACCACGAACTAATGCGTTCTGCTGGTTACGTAATGCTTGTATCTCACGGGTTAAAGATGTATACACCTGCTTTAATGGTGCAAGTGGATTAACTCCTGCAAATTTACCTGTTGCAGCACTTATGACACGCATTGCAATTTCGCGTGTTTGATTACTTTGAGTATCGGTTTGATCTGCAAAAATTGGATCAACAGGATTAAACTCTTTTAACAGTGACGCTGCTTTACTTGGTGCCTGTTGATCACTTGCTTCATAACCTTGCATGAGATCATATTTAGGTTCAAAGTCACTTTGCCGAACTGGCGTACTTGTTACATTCTTATTAAACCCAAGGCGCTGTGTACGCGTACTTGGCATTGGGCGTTCATTTTCTAATGGAACGTTAGCGTCGGATGATTGAGATAGGACTGCTGAACGATAATCTGCTGGAGCTAAACCTTCCGGTATATCGACGCTTCCACCTGTTCCTGCTACAATACTTGGATCAACATATGACCCTGTTGCAACTGGTGGAATAGACACAGGCGCTGGCGGTGTTGATGCTCTTGGAGGCATTGCTCGACCACGTGGTGGCATTGCTCGACCACGTGGTGCTCGCGCAGGATTTACTGGTCCTTGTCCAAGAGCAAGTAATGCCATTGCATCTTCTGGTGCTGGCTGTGCTGGAGCAGCTTCTTGCTGAGGCGCACCTTGCCCAGCATTACCTACTTGCGCGGGTGTGCCCGGCGCTGGCGTAGGTGGCATCTGCGGTAATTCAGTGCCTTGTGGTTGCCCAACAGGCTTAGCGGGAGAAGCTGGTCGAGCAGGAGCCTGTGCCTTCTTCTCTTCATCCATCATCATATTCATTAACGCAGATGCCATAATTAACCTACTTACCCATTAATTTTTTGCGCATAGGAGACACATACGATCCATTGTTAGAGCGTTTTGTCTCAGTACGTGGTGCTGTTGGTGCGGTACCTTTTGGTTTATATGTTGGAGGTCCTAAAGGTGCTTTTGCTCCAGAAGAGGTGGTCTGCCTTCCAGCAACCTTACCTTTTTCAAAACCCCTCATTCCTGCATCGCCAACATCGCGATTACGGCGTACAGCCATTGCGCTAACACCTAACGCAAATCCTGCACCAAACCGTCCAACAGGACTTTTAGCTGCGGTACGAGCGGCACCTCCAACTGCACTAGCGGCTGATCGCCCCTTATTTACAGCATTGTTTACTGCTGACTTTGCGCGATTACCAACAGAATTAGCGCGAGTTTGAGCAGCTGCTTGTTCTTTTGCTGTCTGATATTCTGCTCGTCGTTTACCCATCATGTCGCGCATACGTTCTGTCTGATGACTCATGTATTTGTCAGTGTAATCTTTTTCATATCCACTGGCTTGTTCACGTAATTCACGAGCTGATCTTTGATAAGGTTTTTGAAAAGATTGTACATAATCTTTTCTAAGGCCAAGTTGACTTCCACGTTTTCCCATTGCCCTGGCAGATCGCATTGCCTCGTCTGCACCTCTGTTTGATATAGCTGCTTTTTTATCAGGGTGATATGTAGACCCCTCTTTTCCATATGGTCTTGCAGTTGGTTTGTCAGTACCTTCATATTTTGGAACAGACCTTTTATAGTATCCGTCAAATAAACCGTGTGATATAAGTCCTTGCCTATAATCACGGAAGTTAATTTCACGTCCACGTACATCGTTTGCTATAGATGAAATCGGAGTTGCGCGACTGTCGTAATTTGCTGGATCCGGATTAAACGCAACGCCCTTCATGTCACGTAATGAGGTATTACCTTTACGTCCGGTCGTCGAACTTGCACCCGGCGCCGTAGTACCTTTAGATGTAGTTGGACCACGCTCGCCTCCTCGTCGTCCTGTAGTTTCATTACCAGATCGAGTCGGAAGCGCAACACGCTTTCCATTAACAAATTTAGAGTTTCCTGATTCTCTTGCGTCGTATCCTTGTGGCATAATTCCACCTACCTCACTTTCATGACTTACAATCTCAATAATTGCAAATTATTTGATCCCTCTTCGTTTTGCTATTGCAGCACTACTCATCATTAATGCAAGCATTCCACTTGCAGGTCTGGATCCTCTACTACGTAGAGAAACCATATTTTTTGCCATAGATCTTCCACGAGCTTCGTTTGTTACAGCTTGCCTAGATTTTGGCGCATTATCACGAGGGTCTATACGA